TGAGACAGAAAAATCCCTTGAACAGCAACTGAACGAATGGCACTTTTAATTACATAGGTGCAATGAATTGCAGTGCATGAAAATCTCACGTCTGAGAAAAGGAAAATTTAACATAATATCAACTAACGGACGCAGGAAAATATTTATACAAAAAAATGAATTAAAGAACCTTTGACGGGGGAAAGGTTCGTGAACCAATCGTCAGAATGACGAATGGTGTCAGTGGGAACAGTTACATCAAGAGGGGTAACTGTTCCCACACCCTCGGCCAAAGTTCGCAAAAAAAGACCGCCACAAGGGCGGTCAAAGAATTAATTATTTAATAACACTATCTGTATGTAAGATAGAATCGGACGCATCACCAGAAACAGGATTAGCGGGATTAGGATTAACAACAACAGGATTTTTAGGAGTTTCCATAATTGGCTTATTAATAAGTCCATATTCAATACACCTACTTTCATTTTCCTTATTCTGAATAAAGGGTATCAGATTAGCAGGGTTATTGTCAAGCTCTTTTCTAAGCGCAGACGGCAAAGCATTAAACATTTCTTCGGCTTGCTTACAACGCTGGAAGTTCTCCATATAATCGCCAAGCTCACTAACGTCAGCATAAACCGGTTGCACTCCGTCGGTACGATAAGGCAACGGAGTGCCGCAGGTAGCATAACGATTCATAATAACATTAATGTCACAATTATCTTTTTCAGACTGAACAGTCATAGTTGGTTCCTTAAAGATAATACCTTGCTTTTCTTCATAGGTATCAAAAATCGTTTTAAATCTCATATAATTTAACTCCTTTCAGTGCCTGCCGGCGGCAAATCGAAAAGTAAGTGAAAAACGAGTATTTCACTCATTTTTCGATTGGAAAGCATGCTTGTGCTTCCAAAATTTGTTTAGGCATAGGCATAGTAATAATATTACCGGTATGCTCATCAAAATCACAGATTTCAACTAAAACGAAATCTTCAGGATAATGAAAAAGCATAGTTTCATCATCGTTAACAGCACGTTCAAATAATCTCTTAGCTTGAATCTCATCTTGACAAGTCATAATTTGACCATAAATCATAGATTTTTTATCATATACACTATAAAGTTTCATCTGTTTTACCTCTTTTCAAACTTTTAATTTGTGCTAATTTAAACTTTTCTTTAGCTTCTAAACGACCGGGAGTATAAATTTCACTCTCATGTAACTTAGCATTTTTAACACGTTTTTCCTTGATAAGCTCCATTTCGTCATGGTTAATAGCGTCATAGAGTTTGTCATAATACTTAGGTGGGCGTAACTTGCGCACCTTGTCATTATCAACTATGATAACTCTATCATAGGGATATACATCACCGGAATATTTAGCAAACCAATCAGCACCGATACCGGGGCGACGGCTCATGTTGACAAACTCAGGCTGAATACCTTCATATTTTAATTTACCGGCTTCGCCATTAAGTTTTTTAGTCACGTAACGAGCAACATAGGCGCAGGAATCAAATGAAACATCAGCCACAAGACAGTAACCAAAACTCCATAGCTTATTAAGAGTATCGCTAATATAATAGGGGAAACCAGCATTAGACATCTTATACAGTAGTCGGTCTGACCTAAAATCATAGCCGAAAAGAATAAGATGGTAATGAGGACGATAAGAATAATCACCATACTCTCCACAAGCGAAAAACCTCACTTTCAAGGGTTCTAAATGTTTTCTCAACCGCTTCATAAATAACTGCAAATCTCTCTTGTACAAAGTCTGCTCACCGGTAACCGGTGACCAACGAATATGTTCATCATCATATGTCAAAGTCAAAAAACTATTACATGAATGTAAACTAGCTTCATGCATGCAACGGACAGCCCATTGACGGGAACGCTCTAAACGGCAACCGATACACTGACCACAAGGAAGATTTACAACATCAAAAGGTTGCGTAGGAGGTGCGCCAAAAACAATAGCTTTTTTGCCGTTCGATTTACATTGGCGCAACTGATACGCTGTTATTGGATGGAAACAAACCATTACAACCGGATACCGCCACGCATCGGCGGCGGAGCAGTGTTAATAGCTTTAGTTTTATCAGCAGTTGCAGTAAAAAGACGCTTAGAACCTTTTTTAGTCATTTTTCTACGTTTCATTTACTCACCTCATTTACCAAACAAAAATTGACCAAGATATGTAGCGGCGGCACCAATAGCGACGCAAAGAGCACTAAACCATTTATTCATAGTATCACCTCACTTTAACAAATACTTAAGACGTGAAGCAGCAGTTGCTAAATCATTAGCATCTTGTAAACCGGAACCGCCACTATTAGCGTAAAAACTAAAATAAATATCATTGGAAAGGCCACGCTGATAAGAAGCACGGAGCAAACGATATTGTTCCTCGTCAGAATGAAAAACTTTTTCCCAAAAATCTTTGTCCATAAGTTTTTTAGGGTCTTTCAAATCAGATTCAATTTGCTTAATCTGCTGGTCAGTAAGTTTTTCTTTTTTAGCATTAAGAGAAACCATAGACAACATATAACTAGCAGTAGCACGAGCATTTTCAGAATTAGCAACAATATTATCAATTTCATAAGGCAACTTCTCATTTGCGATACGAATATCATTCTGAATACGCTCAAATTCGGCCTGAGTTAACTTAGCTTCATTAGATTGTTTAGCGGACGTATAATCAGCAGTAACATTTTTTAAGCGAGTATCAGACTTAATATTTGCAGTATCAGCATCATAACGCTCATTAGCCTTTGATATATCATCACCATGTATACCAGCAGTAATAGCATTAGTTCTTGCATTGGTAGCATTGGCCTTAGCTTCAATCAAAGCAATATCAGCTTTAGTTTTCTCAATCTCTACATTAGCCTGACGAGTAAGAGCGGCGGTAATACTATTAGTAACACCAGCACCAACACCATTATCAGACGTAGACGGAGCAGAACCCATACCGGCTATCTGACTATTAGTAGCAGATAATATGGGATTAAGTCCGGCGGCTTTTAAATCACCGACTTCAAACTGATGTGCATTTTGCTGTTGATATGCCCAATTTTGACGCTGAAGAGCGGCCTGCTTTTTGGCGGAATTACCGCCAAAAACAGAACCAATAAGACCGCCAGCAAGACTACCGAAAACATCACCACGGATAGAAGACCATAAACCCAAGGTATCACCTCAAATCAAACCAAAAGTACGCAAGATAACGATAATACACAATGATACAACAGCAATAGTGGTAATTTGTAAATCATTCAATATATTCACCTCACTTAGAAATAATTAAAAATGGTCCATAAGGCCGGGAACACCATAAACCGGCATCGGGCGGACACAGCTTAAATTAAACCAACAATCAAGTAAAAATTGAGGTTCTGAAGGAACAGCAACAACTCTGTCAATAGGCGGGTTATCAACGATAAATTCAGAACTTAACTTAGGCAAATTCTCAAATTTTTGAGCTAGATGCCAACTATCAAGGCTCTGTGCATAAGTAGAGCGGAATTTACCGGTAACTTGACTAGGTGCGTATCTATATTCTGCATATCTTTCCTGATAACCAAATACCTTATCATCTTCATCGTTGCCTTGAGCATAGATTTCCTTGTTAAGAACGGCCTGCTCACCGAGGAACGCGAACGTAGGCCAATATAAGTCGAACTTTGTACTACGTGTCCACATCCTGTTAATGCCTTGTTGATAAGTCAAGTCTGCTCTAACATTAATCAAACCAATAATCCAACCATGCTCGGTAAAGGACTTGCTAAAGCCATTACCTCTACCATTAGTACCAACGGCAAAAGCGGAAAGGTTAGCTTGCGGCGAAACATCAGTAGTACCGGAAGTCTGCGGAATGACATTAATATCAATGCGATTAGAGGAACCGCCAAGATATTCCGGACGTTGAAGTCTTGCATCCGGACTAACTACGCCAAAGAAACTACGGATAATTTCCGTGTAACGAGTACCGCCACGAGCGGCGCGCTCGTACCAACGCTGAATTTGAAAAGCCTCGCGGAACTGATTAATAGTAATAGAAGTAGCAGACGTCAAATCAACTTGTAGTCCAGATTCTGAACCAAAACGCAGAGCGGAAAACCCAACGTTAGAAGAAACATTAGTGTCAACAACATTACCGGAAGAATAAAAATAAGAGCGACCACCAAGAGCAACATCAGTAAAAGTAGGATTAATGGAAGAAGGAGAACCACCATGAGGGAGAGAAGCACCGGAGGAAAACAAGATATCCTTGTTGTTGGTAACAATATTAGCGGTACCGCCAAACGGCAACTCTACGCCGGGGCCTTTTTGTGGCCAAGGTAAAGCACTTGTAAAATAATCGTGACGTTTGCCACGTCTAACTAATTTGTAGTTAGAATATTGGTCGGAATCCGCTTTAGTAAAAGGCAAACTATCCTGTAAGTTTTCGTCACGGAACCACTCATTGTAAATTAAATTGTAAGCACGGAACGGCTCTGCTCTAACCTCTAAATTAGCAACGCCGGTAGGCAAACCGAAATAATCTGCGATGCTACCAACTTCAAAACCTGTACCGGCAGGACTTTTTACAGTCGGGAACAAGTAGTCAGTACTATCAGTAGGATTATCCTGCTGTCCACACATATTTTCAAAATGTTCAAAAAGCAAACGCTCCGGGACGAAAAACCAAAACGTATCTAAATAAAGATTATCCATTATTGGACTAATCAAAGTAGATACACGGCTAAACAAAGTACAATCCATTGTAAAAGTATCACCGGGGAGAACCTCATCTACAAAGATTGGTACAAGATAACCGGAATCAAAAGTAGTCTTAAGACCATGAGAACGATTAAATTTAGAACGTGGAATTTGAGCAGTAGGCACTTGGCTAAATAAATGTTGTATGCTATGTCTACTCATTTAAAAACTCCTTTCAGCTTGTATATAGCTACCGCGCCATAGCAAGGCATTAAGTAAATTTACCTTGCATAATTAGTATAACAAAAATTTAACATAATATACATTATCGGACGTAAAATATTATTTTGCAGTCTTTGTGGTAAAAAGGCAGCATTATAGACATGTTTATTTCCCGACTGAGGAAAATGCTGAGAAAAGCGTC